TACTCTTGTCGTACTGCTCTTGAACCTGAAACATTTTTTTTGGGTTCATTAGCTTTCCTTATTTGAGCCACTTGGTTTTCCAAGTAACTATCTACAGGATTGATTAAATCAATTTCGTCCTGTAAATTTTGTAATCCACCAAGAGTCATATCTCGGTGGAAAATCTGTTTAAACTTTTTAGCAATCTCTTTACTAAAGTTTGAGTTAGTTGGTATTCTCATTACTTCTCTCCCAATATTAAAGTTATTACTATAGATAATGCTAAAGCTAAATATAAATGTTCCATTATGCTCTTACCTCATCATAACTTCTTTCAATATCTCTAGCTTTATTTAATTCAAAATTATAATCTTCTCCAAAATTACATTCTGCCCAATCTAAATCAAGTCTTGCTCTAACTTTATTTTTTTGACATTCAGTTAATTCGTCAAATTTTTCTTGACTATAAAAAGCATTATCTTCTCCAAGATAAACTATTTTAGCATCAAGATACTCAACGTAAGTATCAGAGTAAATATTGAACTCTATGATACCTTTATCTTCTAGGTCATAAAGATCATTAGTAGTTTCTGAACCTTTAAATTTATATTTTTTCATTATGCTCTCTCCTTGTTTGTTTTTTTTAATTAACATATTTAAGTATTTAACTATAAAACAAGTTGTATTGCAATAGCTTTATTTATCGCATAAAACCTATCTTTTTTAACTAATTTAACCCTTACAAGTTTTATTTCTTGTTTTATTTTCAAATCAGATATAAAAAACGAATCAATAAAGATATGAATATAAATAAAAAATATGTTAGAGAGATTATGTTTCGCAAGAAACAAGTATTTATATTTTCATATCATAATACTTCGGCTGATCTGAATACCTCTCTCTTATTTGGGTCAGCCATTAATAGGGAGAATAGAGATGAAGCAACTAGATATATTTGATACTGACTACGAGTCTTGTAATTATACTGACACAAGCCAACAAGCACTTGCCACAATAAAACCTAAAATAAAAACTAAAAGAGAAATGGTTTATGATTTTGTAAAACTACAATCATCTACTAATTATGAAATATCAGATGAATTAGAAATGCCTTTGAGTTCTGTTTGTGGTAGAATTAGAGAATTACAAATTTTAAACTTAGTAGAGGACTCTGGTTTAAGACGAGAAACTAAATATGGAAAACAAGCTATTGTGTGGAAATCTAAATGAATAATTATCAGGTTTTACGCATTTCCTATAATGAAACTAAACCTTTTATTTTAGATATTCATTATGCAAAACGTATGCCAAGTATATCTTATTCATTTGGTCTTTATCTAGAAAATGAACTTGTTGGAGTAGTTACTTATGGTTCTCCAGCTTCTTCATCATTATGTAGAGGAATTGCTGGAGATGATTATAAAAAAATAGTTTTAGAGTTAAATAGGTTAGTATTAAAAAACAATATTAAAAATGAAGCATCTTTTTTAGTATCTAATTCTTTTAAACAACTACCTAAACCAAGTATTATTGTTTCTTATGCTGATACTAGCCAAAATCATACAGGGTATATCTATCAGGCTACTAATTTTATATATACTGGCTTATCAGATAAAAGAACTGAATGGAGAATGAAAAATACTAATAAGCATAGTAAAACAATTTGCGAACAATACACTTTGGAAGAAAGAAAAAATAATCCTGATAAATTTGAAGTAATAGATAGACCTAGAAAACATAGATACATTTATTTTATTGGTAATAAAAAAGATAAAAAAACACTTATCAATAAATTAAAATACCCAATATCAAAATATCCTAAATTTAATAATAAGAATTATTTAACTGATACTGATATTCAAACACAAGGATTGCTAATATGAAAAAACCACCTACAAAAGCCGAGAGAGAGCATATGAGCAAGGTTGCTAGTTTAGGGTGTTGGGTATGTCAAAGACCAGCTAATGTGCATCACATACGTCCCATTGGGCTAGGAATAGGCAGAAGATCAAGCCACTACGATACCATTCCACTTTGCTATGACCATCATCAAGGACAATTCAGTATTCATAACTGTAAGCAACAGTTTGAAGATATGTATGGGAAAGAAACTTTTATATTACAGGAAGTAAAAAAATTAGTAGCAGACATGGAACAAGCAAACGACTTATTTAATTTTTACAACAAACATAAGGGAGAACTATAATGGCAGAAATGAGAGATGAACACTTTGAGGTAATATCTAACAATAGAGCAAGAGAGTATGAGAAACAAAAAAAGACCACAAATATAATTAAGACTCTGTTAAACAGATATTCAAAAAAACAATTAATCGAGATGATCGAGAAAGAGAGCAATAATGCAAAGTAGAAAATCAGGATATTTTTTAGTCTATCGTGATGTTTGGAAACACAAAGTATTTAAGAATTTAATTCAATCTAGTATTTGGCTTTATATGATTAGTTCAGCTAGTCATCAGGATAAGACTCTAAAATTTTTAGATAGTCCAATATTTGTAAAAAGAGCAGAATTAATATTTCCATTAAGAAAGAACTCTACCATTTGGGGAATAAGCTATTCTGAAATGAGAACTTTCATTATGAGGTTGAAAAAACAGGGTATGATTGCTGTCCGTTTGCACCACCTAAATCCCACCTCAAACCACCCTAGCCGAAAAATAACGATAATAAGTGTTATAAACTACGACAAATTTCAGTACGTAGATGACACGCAACCACCTCACGACCACCTATCGCCTCATACTAATAAACAAGTAACTAATAAACAAATACTAAATACTGTTGTTAAAAAGTCTAGCAAGGAAGATTATGAAAAAGTAGGAGAAGAAGGTCATTACGTTATACTCCGAAAAGACAATAAGAAGTATTTGAAACATAAATTTAAAGATGAACCTTTGAAAGCCTATTAATGAGTGCGATATTAAGAATATTTAAGTATGTTAGAAAAAGATTGATTAATCTCTCTATTGAAAATAAAAGGTTAAAGATGCAACTTGAATTTTATAAAGCTATTGTGGAAAGTGATAATCATAAAAAACATTAAATGGTTAAGAAAAAAACACAATTCAGACACATTTCAATAAACTCTAAGAAATACTATTTTTATGAAATAAAATGGTTAGATATACTTGGAGATTCTGGTCATGCTAATGTAAAAGAGTTTGAGTCTATGAAACCAGCTATAATGATAACTAACGCATATATTTTTAGTAAAGATAAACAACATTTAAAAACTTTTGCTTCTTATGATGAGAACGAAGAATCTTTTAGTGATAGAAATGTCTTTCCTATTGGTTGTATTAAACAAATTAAAAAAATGGAGATAATATGAAAATTGAGATCGCAGATATAAATACTATAAAACCTTATGAGAACAACCCCAGAAAATTATCAGAAAAAGCAATAGAAACTGTTGCTATGTCATTAAAAGAATATGGATTTAGACAACCTATCGTAGTTGATAAAGATAGAATTATTGTTGTAGGACATACTAGGTTTAGAGCCTCTAAAAAATTAGGGTTTAAAGAAGTACCAATTACTATTGCTGACAATCTTACACCTGAACAAATAAACGCATATAGAATAGCTGATAATAGAACTAGCGAAGAATCCGAGTGGGATAATGAGTTACTTAAAATGGAATTAAAAGAATTAGATTTAAAAGATTTTAATTTAGAACTTACTGGATTTAACGAAGATCAACTAAATAATATGTTATTCGAGGAGAAAGAAGGTTTAACTGATGAAGATGCAGTTCCTGAACTACCTGAAGACCCTATAACTAAACTAGGAGATATTTGGAAACTTGGTAATCATAGACTTATGTGTGGGGATAGTACTCTAATAGATAATTTTGATAAACTATGTACTGAACAAGCTGATATGATTTTTACCGATCCTCCTTATGGAATGTCTTATGGTGGAGGAAGAGCCGAAGGTAGTACTGAAAAAGGTGCGTTAGTAAAAGCACATGGAATGATTAAAAATGATGATTTAAGAGATGATGCTTTAATATCTTTGGTTAGGGATAGTTTAAGTACATCTTTAATAAAAGCTAAACAGGGTTGCTCTGCTTATATATGTTTTACTTGGAGAACTTATACTGAGTTTTATAAAGCTATAACTGATGCTGGTTATAAAATAAAAAACTGTGTAGTCTGGGATAAAAAATCTATTGGTTTAGGACAAAGTCATTATAGACCACAACATGAATTTATATTTTATTGTGGAGAACAATGGTATGGAGATAAATCTCAATCAGACGTATGGCAAATGAGTAGAGGTGCAACTTCTAAATATGTACACCCAACTCAAAAACCTGTAGAATTAATATGCAAAGCAGTAGAAAATTCTAGTAAAAATGAAGATATAATTATAGATTGTTTTGGTGGATCAGGAAGCACTTTAATAGCTTGTGAGAAACTAAATCGTAAAGCAAGAGTTATGGAATTAGACCCTAAATATTGTGATGTAATAGTTAAAAGATGGGAACAATTTACAGGCTTAAAAGCAGAATTGGAAAATGCAATGCAAGAATTTACAAGTTTAAAAGCAAAAGTAGAAAATGGACAAAATTAAGGCAAATACAACAGAAAAAAGGCAAGGTGCTGGAAGACCTAAAATCTATATAGATACAGAAATCTTAAAGAACTTAGCTTCTATTGGGTGTCCTGACTATGAGATAGCTAGTGTAATGAATATATCAGCTAAAACATTAAGAAGAAATTATGCAGATATTATAGATCAGTTCAGGGAAAAGGGTAAAGCTAGTCTAAGAAAGAAGATGTGGGATAAGGCAGTTAAGAAAGATAATACTCATATGCAGATATGGTTAAGTAAAAACTATCTAGGTATGAAAGATAGAACTCAAACAGAAACTACTAATGAGCCTTTACCATTAATTATAGATGCTAAAGTAGAAGATGTATAATGGCTAAACAGAATTTCTCATTATATACACCTCGTGATAAACCACCCAAAAGACCTCAACGTCATAAAAAGACTTTGAATAAAAGCGAGAAAAGAAATAAGAAACTAACAAGGTATAAAGGACAAGGAAGATGATTAAAAACTTTAAAGACATTGTAATTCTATTGATAACAAGTGGTGTCTTAATACTTCTTGGTGTTATTATTGTAGGCGATTATTGGGTAGCATTAGAAGAAAATAGACCAGTAGATGAGAGTGTCATAACCCTAATGAAGATGTCAGTTACAGGATTAATTGGTGTTATTGGTGGTTATATTGGTGGCAACAAATGAGAGATAATAAAGTTATAGAATCCTATTTAAAAAAACATTGGAAAAAGATTCAAGAGATGATGCTATTTAAGAATCTTAAAAAAGAAGTTCAGATAGGTGCTAATGGAACACTAGGATATGTAATAAAAGAAGGTATAAACAAAGGTAAAAAAGCTAACAAATAAAGGGAGATAATATGAACATTGGAGAGAATACTTTTTTAAAATTAAGACAACAAAGAGATCAAGCTAGATCAGAGTGCGATCAAGCAAGGATTCAAAGAGATGTAGCTTTAAGAAAATTAAACAAAGCATTAGAAGTAATAAAAGAACAAAGAAAGTTAATAGAAAATAAACAAGAATAGAACTAACATTATTTTAATTTATTAATTAATCCATATGTGATATTTATGCCATATGGCTAAATATAAAAACAGAACTGTTAAACTTAATAAACCATCTCGTGGAGATGTTAAGAAGTTTAAAGTCTTTGTAAAAGATAAATCATCAGGCAGAGTTAAGAAGGTTAATTTTGGCTCTAAGACTATGTCTATCAAGAAGAATATTCCAGCTAGGCAAAAGAGTTTCTTTGCAAGATTCAGACCTATCTTGGCCAAAGTTAAAGGCCAGAAGAATTTAAGCCCAGCTTATTGGGCTATTCAATCATGGAAAAAAGGATTTAAAATTTAATTTATGAGGATAACAAATATGAACTATTATTTTACAGGAGTATTGATTGTTTTATTTTGTTTATTATGCCTTGTTAAACCAGCATATCCTGACAGTACACAAACAAATACATCTGGCTCTAATACATCTATCGAGGGTGGATATACTTCAGAATCTAGTACAACTTACCAATCAGGCTCATCATCAAATACTACATCAAACTCTACTAATCATTCTAATGTTAAATCAGCACCTTATACTGCTTCAGCACCATCATTCTCTGCTCAATCGCAAGACGTTTGTGCAACAGGAGTATCAGTAGGTATTCAGACATTTGGTACAGGCTTTTCTGGTGGTAAGACTAATAGAGATATGAACTGTGAAAGAATTAAATTAGCAAAAGTATTGTATGACTTTGGTATGAAAGTAGGAAGTGTGGCTTTATTGTGTCAAGATGAACGAGTATTTGAAGCAATGATTAACGCTGGTACACCTTGTCCTGTAGATGGCAAGATAGGTAAAGACGCTTTAGCAATATGGAATAAATATGAATTTGAAAGACCAGATTACAAGACTTATGTAAAAAGAATTAAAAAAAGAGAAGTAATAGATAAGAAGATTAACAAAGAAGAAGCTAAAAAATTAAAACTACATACTAGATGACGAGAAAAACTAATACAATGTTAATAGGCTTATTAGGTACAATTTTAATGGGTTTAGCAACATGGACTTTAGTTACATTATTGGAATTACAAATTTTAGTTAATATGATACAGCAAGATTTAATAAGTATCGATAAACAATTTGGTAGAGTCTATAATTTCATAGATTCAGTAAGGAAATAATGATTTGGATAATAACATTAATAATAGGATTTGCTTATGCGAATTATCTCTCTAATAAGTGGGCTAATGCTCTTAACCCATATAACTTTAGCAGAAGAAATAACAACAAATAACCTAATCATTAATAATAATTTTGAAACAGGAAATGCTAATGGTTGGACTACTAATGGAGATGTCCAAGTATTAAGTGATTGCTGCACATTAAACAATGTAGCTAGTAATTATGATTTAGAGTTTGGAGATAGTGGCTCAATAGAACAGCAGTTTAATTTAACAACAGAAACCATATCACAAGCTATGTTAGATAATGGTATTACATTAAATAGCACAGTAGAAGTTCAAAATGGAGAATGTGGTGTTGCTGGTTGTTGGGGTGGTAGAGGTAATGCAGATTCATTTACAGTTACATTAAAGATTAAAGATTCAGATGGTAATGTATTAGCCACAAGCACAAAGATTAGAACTGATGTAACTAATATCAATGGTGCTAACTTTACAGATTCACTTACATATAATGGAGTAGATTCTAATTTAGGTAATCTTAATATTGCTGGAACTGACGCTAACGCACCATCTAATCTAGGTGGGGCAAATGTAGATAATATAGTTGTTACTATGACTTATGATAATGAAGTTTTATCTAACGAACTTATAGAGGAAATAGAAAACATATTTGAGGAGTTGCAAGAGGAGATATTTCAAGAAGTAGAATTTAAACAAGAATTTAAGTTTGAAGAAGAATTTAAAATAGTACAAGCACCACCAATGGAAGAAGAATTAGAGATTGAAGAACTTATAGAGATAATATCTATGCCTGAAAAAGAGCCTGAAATAATGGAAGAAAAGCCAGAAGTTGTAGAAGAAATTATAGAAGAAAAACCAGAGGAAGAAATTATAACTGAAGAAATTATTAAAGAAGCTAAAGAGGAAATGCCAGAAGAAACTAAAGAAGAAGAAGTTATTGAGGAAGCACCAAAGGAAACTACAGAAGAAACACCTAAAAAAGAAGTTAAAACAAAGGTAGCAAGTAAGAAAAGCAAGAAACCTAAAATAGACAAGATTATGGATAAGGTAGACGCACAAGTAAAAGATAGTGCAAAGAATTTAACTATTAAAAACATTATTAAATTAGATGCTATGCAGAACGATCAGGCTTCATTATTAGAGTATAATAATACCGAGTTTTATAAGCCTAAAGATATTTATTTGAATCAGATAGAGATATTTGATAATAGGTCTATATATGCTAATGTTGATTTAGTTAAATATACTGATAATGATATAATGGAAATCAAGATTAAAAAACTAAATGAAATTAAGTCTAAAAAAAGACTATTACTTTTAGAATTACAGGAGTTAAAAAATGGTTAAAAAAATACAAGACAATCTAACAAACATAGTTGTAGTGCTAGGATTAATTGCATCTATTGGTGCTGGGTTTACAAAGTTTGCAAATATGGAATCTACTATTGAGCAACTATCTAATGCTACTGCACCTGACTTATCTGGTATAGAAACAAATGGATTTGCTATATTAGATAACTCAAAAGATATTGCAGACATTAAAGCTAATGCAGAAAAAGAAATTGCTATATTGCAAAAAGAAATTGAAGTATTAAAATTAGAAATATCCGAGATTAAAGAAAGCAACAAAAACCCACTTCAATAATGCACTATGTATTAGCCTTTAGTATCTGCTCTGCAATCACAGGCTTTTGTAATAGTACATCTTTAGTTCCTGTAAAGTTTAATACATGGTCTGAATGTGTTATAGGTGGTAGTCAATTAACTATTGAATATACAATTAAAATGGAAGAAAAAATAAATAAGGATAAACTCTATATCACTTATTTCTGCAATGAAAATATCTCTGACAAAACCCCAACTTAAAGTATCTACAAGTCAATCAAGGTTTAGAGTTCTTATAAGTGGTCGTAGATTTGGTAAGACCTATCTATGTATTACCGAGATGATGAAGTACGCAACAAAACCTAATCAAAAAATCTGGTACATAGCACCCACATTTAAAATGGCTAAAGAGATCGTATGGGCTAATCTAAAAGAGATGCTTAATCAGTTTAACTGGATAGACGATATTAACGAAACTACTATGACTATTACGATTAGGAAATCTAATAGTACAATCTCATTAAAGGGTGCTGATAATTATGATGGGTTAAGAGGTAGTGGATTAAATTTTCTTATATTAGACGAGTTTGCAGATATAGATAAACGAGCATGGTATGAAGTATTACGTGCTTCTGTTGCTGATACACTTGGTAAAGTTTTATTCTGTGGAACACCAAAGGGATATGGTAATTGGTCATATGAATTATATCTTAAAGGAAAGCAAGACGAAGAATGGGATAGCTACCAATATACTACTGTTGAAGGTGGTATGGTGTCAGCAGAGGAAATAGAACAAGCTAAACAAGACATAGATATTAGAACTTTTAGACAAGAGTTTGAGGGTACATTTGAGAACTATGCTGGTTCTGTTTATTATAACTTCCACCCTGTAGATAATGTAGTTAAACGACAGATTGATTGGGAGAAACCTTTACATATAGGAATGGACTTTAACGTAGACCCAATGTCAGCTTGTGTTGCACAATTAGAGCAAGATAAAGTTTATTTTGTAGATGAAGTTATTATTTATGGAAGTAATACAGACGAGATGGTGCAAGAATTAAGAGATAGATATGGTACTAAAATACCAATCTTTATATATCCTGACCCAGCTTCTAAACAAAGAAAGACAAGTGCTGGTGGGAGAACTGACTTATCTATTTTACAAAATGCTGGTTTCAAAGTTAAAGTTAAAAATAGACACCCAGCAATTCGAGATAGGGTCAATGCTGTGAATAGCAGATTAAAAGATTCTAATGGAGTCAGACATATTTTTGTTTCACAATCTTGCAAAACCCTGATAAAAGGTTTACAAAGACAGATATACAAAGAGAATACAAATATTCCTGATAAGGAAGATGGATTCGACCATATGAATGACGCACTAGGTTATATGATTGATTATTTAAAACCATTGACTACACAGACAGTATTTAGTTCTCCGAGAAGATGGACAATGAAATAAATTATGGCATATAACAGAGATTTAATAACAGAACTTCACACAGATTATCAGGAAACAGTTACTAATTGGCAGTATTATATTAGATCATATAATGGTGGTTATGATTATATGTTAGGTCAATATTTAAGCAGATATAATTTAGAATTAGATAACGAGTTTAATCAAAGACTTGCAAACACTCCATGTGATAATCATTGTAAAAATATTATTCAAATCTATTCATCATTTTTATTTAGAGTTAGACCAAGTAGAGATTTTGGAGAAATGAAAGATGAAGCTAGTTTAGATTCATTCTTAAAAGACGCTGATTTAGAAGGTAACAATTTAAACTCTGTAATAAGACAAGCACAGAATTACGCATCTATCTATGGTCATTGTTTTATGATTTTAGATAAACCTAATATTACGACTAACACACAAGCAGAAGAACTAGAACAAAATATCAGACCCTACTTATCAATCTTAACTCCAGAAAATGTTTTTGATTGGAACTTTCAAAGACAAGCTAATGGTCGATATGAACTTGATTATTTAAAAGTAAGAGAAGAAGTAGATAGAGAAGGTGGACAGTATTTTAGATTATGGTTTCCTGATAGAATTGATACAGTATATCTTCCTAAAGATTCAGAACCTAGATTAATGGATTCTACACCGAATACGATTGGTAAAATACCAGCAGTTATTTTATACAATGCTAAATCTCATAAGAGAGGAATTGGTCATTCAGATTTAACTGATATAGCTGATCTACAAAAATCTATTTACAATGAATACTCTGAAATGGAACAATTAATTAGATTAACAAACCACCCATCTTTAGTTAAGACTCCAAGTGTTAATGCAAGTGCTGGTGCTGGTGCAGTTATAGAAATGCCTGATGAATTAGAACCTAATTTAAAACCATACTTACTACAACCATCAGGGCAGAACTTACAAGCTATTATGGAATCAGTAAGACACAAAGTAGATGCTATAAATAGAATTGCACATACAGGGGCTATTAGAAGTACAAAGACACAAGTATCATCTGGTGTAGCTTTACAAACAGAATTTGAATTACTTAATGCTAGACTATCAGAAAAAGCTGACAACTTACAAATAGCCGAAGAACAATTATTTAAACTATACGCAATGTTTCAAAATGTTACATTTGATGGAGAGATTAATTACCCAGATTCATTTAACATTAGAGATTATGCAAGTGATCTTATGTATTTCCAACAAGCAAAAGCATTAAACATTGGTTCTCCTACTTTTAATAAAGAAGTAGATAAAGAAATTGCTAGAGCAGTAATAGATGATGATGAAAAGTTAAATGATATATTTGACGAGATAGATGCTAAATCAGAGGTTGGAGAATTTACACAAGACGAAGTAGTAGAGGAAGATCAAGAAGTAGAAGAAGAAAATATTTAATGAATGTCAGATATAATAAAAGATTCAACAATATATCGTATTAAGCAAATAGAACTTGCTGAAGCAGAGTATTATAAAACTTTAATCAAAACATTAGACAGAATAGAACGAGAAGTAGTATCTCTTGCTAGTAGATTACCTTTAACAGATGGTAAGTTAATAGAACTCCAAGCTGCTATTGCTATTAGACCACAAATAAAAGCTATTCTTGAAAGAGAATATTTAGCATGGTCAGATACAGTTGTCAGAAAAGGTTTTAATAAACAAGCTAAAAGAATTGAGAAAATATTTAAAAGAATAGGCAATATACCTATCGAGTTTCAAGAACTAACTAAAGGCGATCTAGCATTAGTACAGAATCTTAAACAACAATACTTTACACAGTTTAAAGATGTATCTAATACATTTACAAGACGATTATCAGAAAAAGTTTATCAGAATACATTAGTTGGTTCAGAATTTACAGTATTAGAAAAAGAATTAAGACAAACTATAAATGGTATTTATGCTAGTGCAGATGACCCAGAAGCACAGAAATTAGTTGATTATATAAATCAAAATAAGTTTAATAAATCTAAAAAAGACGCAGTAGATAAAGCAATTCAAACTTTACAGACTAAATTTGCTAGAGATCGTGCTGGAGAGAACATGAAACGATATGCTGGTCAGATATTAAACGATTCATTAAGAGATTTTGATGCAACATTAAACTTTAATAAGTCAAATGATGCTGGTTTAACTTATGTTAAATACTATGGAGATGTAATTCCAACAACTAGACAGTTATGTAGAAATGTAGTAAGTGGAGTATATAACAAAAGACAAGGTGGACTTTTCACTATTGACGAAGTTAGAAAACTTTGGTCAAGCACAAGTTGGAAAGGTAAGAAGTCTGGTAATCCTTTAATAGTTCGAGGGGGTTATAATTGTCGACACCAATGGAGTTATGTCAATCCTGATTGGTATAACAAAGCTGGAGAACTAATAATATAAACTAAACAGGAGTCTTATGACGCAAGAAACAGAGGTAGTTCAACCGAAAAACGAACAAACAGAAGCACCAAAAGAAGAAGTAAAAGTAGAAGCACAAGTAGAAACACCAAAACAACAAACTTTTACACAAGAGCAACTAGATAACATAATCAAAACTAGACTAGAAGCTGAACAAAGAAAAACACAAAAGATTCTTGAAGCAGAAGAAAGTAAAAAAGCTGAATTAATTAAAGAACAAGAATTAAAAGAAGCTAAGTCTAAAGCTGATATTGAGAAGATTATGCAAGATAGATTATCTGAAAAAGACTCTGAACTTAACAGATATAAAACACAGATTAAAAAAGAAAAAGTTGATAACTCAATTCTATCTGTTGCTAATAGAGAAAAATCTATCAATGCACAGCAAGTCGTATCTTTGTTAAAAGACGAAGTTAAATATACTGATGATGGTAGAATAGAAATAGTTGATAATAATTCTAATGTAAGATATAACACAAAAGGAGAACTATTAACGATAGATGATAGAGTTAAAGAGTTTTTAGATGCTAACCCACATTTCCGTCAAGGGTCTTTGTCTGGTTCAGGAAGTCAGAGTAGTGTCGAAGGTAAAACTGTTAAACCATTTAATTTACAGGACTTGGACTTAACAAATCCAGAAGATCGTAAAACCTATTCAGAATATAGGAAAAAGCGAGATTCAGGTGCTGTTGAGATTAACTTAAACAATAAATAATAGGATAATAAAATGGCTAACGAAAGCACAAGTTCTACACTATCAGAACTATATACAGAGATAGTGGCAGAAGCACAATTTGTAATTAACGAGAAATCTATAATGAAAAATCTTGTTAAAAATTATGCTATATCAGGTGGTGGAAAATCAGTTGAAGTTCCGATCTATGCAGCAGTAGCAGCAGCAGCAGTATCAGAAGCATCTGATTTATCAAACACAGCTATCAACCCAAGTTCAGTAACTATTACTGCAGCAGAGGTTGGTATCATGACAACTCTAACAGACTTAGCAAGAAATTCAGCACCAAGAAATGTAGCTGGAGATATTGGTAAATTGTTTGGAGAAGCAATCGCAAAAAAAATGGATCAAGATTTACTTGCTCTATTTGATGGTTTTTCAACAGCAGTTGGAACAGATAGTGCAGCTTTATCGCCAGCAACTATTTTCAATGCTGCATCAACTCTAAGAGCATTAGGGTTACCTGTTGAAGAAACATATTGTGTGTTGCACCCAAAAGTAGCTTATGATCTTAAATCAGGATTAACAAATACTTTTGCTGGTCTATCAACTGACCTATCAAACGAAGCACTAAGAGGTGGCTTTATTGGTCAAATCGCTGGTATCAAAATCTTTGAAACTGGTAATATGGCAAATACAGGAACTGGTGGAGATTTCAAAGGTGGAATGTTCCATAAAGATGCTTTAGGTCTAGCAATGATGCAAGACATTAAGATTGAAACTCAACGTGATGCTTCTTTAAGAGCAGATGAAATCGTAGCAACAGCAGTTTATGGTGTTGGCGAATTACATGACTCTTATGGTGTAGAAGTACTTGCAGATTCTTCAATACTATAATAATACTTTTAAGGTGGGGGGTTTAACTCCCCACTTTATGAAAAAGGAAAAATATTATGAAACTGACTAATGGAAAAAAAATTATAGAAAGAACAGAACAAGATTATCAAAAAAATATAAACACATGGACATTTAGAGGGTGGAAGCCTGTTGATGAAAATGTTAAAGAAAATGTTAAAGAAGTAGATCAAACTTTTGAAAATGAAACAGTAGTTCCTATCAAACCTAAAAAAAGAAAAGAAAAAAAGAAATGAAAAACTTAACAAAATATATAGAACTTGCAAAGCAAAATCCTAAAGTAAGTATTGGTGTTGCTGTTGCAGTTATAATTATATTATCTTGGGTATTTTAACATGGCAAATTATACAGGTGCTGATGTAATTACTCATGCTGATGTAACAAAGTATCAACCAGATGCTTTTGACTTTGGTATTGCAAATAACGCAACAGAAACAGTTAATTTCTTTGCACAAACTACTAACGATATTTTAAGACAATTAAGGGTAGAGTGGTGGACAGTTTATAAAACAAACATATTCACAGACATTACAGTTCTTAACACAGCAGAAATGGTTAATACAAAAGTTAATTTAGATCAATTTGAACGTGCTGGTGTTTATTTATTTTTGGGAAGATTCTTTTTACCAGCATTAACTAAATTCAGACCAGAAACAGAAAAAGATAGATTTGAAAGAATGGCAGAATATTATATGAGTCAATACAATATGGAATGGAGAATGATCTTGGAAGATGGTGTTGAGTATGATGTTGATGCAGATGGAACTATTGTATCTAACGAAAGAGAGCCTTTACATGGATTTAGAAGATTAATTAGGTAAATGGCTGTAACATTAAAGATTACATCTAATCAAAAACAAGTAAGTCAAAAATTTCAAAAGTTTCAATCAGTATTACCTAAAGTTATTGAAAAAGGATTAAAACAAGCTGGTTTTCAATTATTAGATATAATAAGAACCAAAACACAAAAAGGAATAGATTTTAGAGATAAAAGATTTGCACCTTATAGTTCAGGTTATTTAAAAAAATTAAACAGAGAAGGTAAGTCAACAAATGTCGATTTATTTTATTCTGGTAGAATGCTAGGAAGTTTAACACCAAATAGTACAGTTAAAAAATCAAGTAGAAATCAAGTATCATTAAGTTTTACTAATTCACAAATGCGTAAAAGAGCATTATTTAATCAAGTATTGAATGACCCTAAAAGAGAATTTTTTGGCTTTAATAATAGAACAGAAAAGATTATAAGTAAGCAGTTCAACCGATTTGTAGAAAAAGAATTAAGAAAGTTTAAAATATGAGTGTAAGAGAAAACATAGCAGCAAACTTATTATCAGTTATTTCAAACATATCTAGTCCAGCAATTAAAAAAGCTACTAGACAACCTTTCTTGTTAGACGAATTATCAGAACAACAATATCCATCAGTTATAATTCAGACATCAGAAGAAAATAGAGAAGATAGCGAACTTGGAAGTGGTGCTAAAACAAGACATGGTACTATTGATTTTGTAATATTAGGATTTGTAAAAGGTTCTGATTCTAATATAGATACTTTAAGAAATGCACTAATTACAGCTATTGAATCTGCAATAGAAACTGATATTACAAGAGATAGTAATGCACTTGATTCAGAAGTTGTGCAAGTAGAAACTGACGAAGGTTCTTTATTTCCAGTTGGTGGAATAAAAATGACAATTAGATGTATGTACGAGTATCAATCAGGAACACCATAAGGAGATAACCAATGAGCAAACTAGATAAATTATTAGATAGAGTAAGTAAAAAAGTAGATCAAGTAGAAAAATTACAAGATAAAGAATCTTTACTTTGTGAAGAAGTAAAAGACTTAATTGAAGAAATTAGAGAAAATTATGTAGAAGAAGATCATACTTGGGAAGAAGCAGATAATGATGATTTAGATGAAGATTTAGATGACGAAGAAGATCAAGAAGATATTGACGAAGAAGATGAAAAGTAATAAAAGGTCTTATGGCTAAAGACATTAAATTATATAAAGATAATTCAGAGATAACTATTAATGAAACTAATCTTGAACATTTTTTAAGTTTAGGTTATAAGGAAGAACAAACGAAAACAACAAAAATTAAAGAGGATAAAAAATGGCAACACATCACGGAAAAGAAGGACAAGTAAAAGTCGCTGGAACAGCTTGTGGCGAACTAACTGGTTTCACAATAGAAACTACAGGAGATGTAGTTGAAGATACTAATTTAGCATCAGCAACAAAGACATTTGTAACTGGACGGACTTCATTTTCAGGTACTTTAGAAATGCACTTTGACGAAGGTTCTGCTCAACAAGAAGCATTACTTGCTGGTGCATCTATTGCTTTTATTTTATTACCAGAAGGTGCTGCTTCAGGAGATGCTAGTTATACTGGAACAGGAATTATTACTGGTATGAGTATCAATAGTTCAATGGACGCAATTATTTCAAGAACAGTTACTTTTCAAGGAACTGGTGCTTTAACTGTAGGAACAGTTTAATCTAATTTATGTCAATTATAGACAGGGTTAAATCCCATTTTGAAACTCTTAAAACTATTACAATCGAAGTAGAGCAATGGAAAGACGAGCATGGAAATGCTAGTATATTCTATTCAGAGCCATTAACTCTTGAAGAAAAAAACATTATCTTTAAAAAGTCTAATAACTTTCAAGACTTAACTATTCTAGTTGATTTGCTTATAATGAAACTCCAAGTCAAAAATGACAAAGGAGAAATGATTAAAGCCTTTGATGTTAATGATAAATTTGCTTTAAGAAAAAAAGCAGACTCTAATGTTATAGCTACTATCGCTAATAAAATTCTTGCAGATACCTCGTTCGAGGAAGCCGAAAAAAAGTAGATAGCGACCTTGATACTTGGTCGCTTTTAGCAGTAGCAGATAGACTCCATATTCCAATTCAACAAGTATTAGATATGCCAGTAAGTCATTATAATCTTTGGTTAGCTTACTTGAAAAAAGAGCAAGATCAGTATAAAAGAAACCAATCACTAGCAGAAGCAAAGAATTATAAATAATGGCACAAAATTTAAAGATTAACATAACAGCACAAGATAAAACCAAACAAGCATTTGGTGGTATTAGAGGTAGTTTAGCTGGATTACGAAAAGCTGTGTTTAGTTTAAAGGGTGCTTTTGTAGGTTTAGGTGCTGGTCTTGTAGTTAGATCATTTGTTAACACAGGAAGAAGTATAGAAGATTTAAATGTTAGATTAAAACAGTTATTTGGTAGTACGCAAGAGGGTGCTAAAGCATTTGAAGTAATGAATAATTTTGCTTCAAGAGTTCCTTTTTCATTAGAGCAAATACAAGAAGCATCTGGTAATTTAGCAGTAGTTGCTGGAGATTCAGAAAGACTTGCAAAAATTTTAGAAATAACTGGTAATGTTGCAGCAGTTACAGGAATAGATTTTAGAACTGCTGGAGAGCAGATACAAAGATCATTCGCTGGTGGTATAAGTGCAGCAGACATTTTTAGAGAAAAAGGTGTTAGAGATATGCTTGGTTTTAAAGCTGGTGCAACTGTAACAGCAGAAGAAACTGTAAAAGCATTTCAAAAAGTTTTTGGTAAAGGTGGTAAATTTGGTAATGCAACAGATGAACTTGCTACAACATTTACTGGTACTCTATCAATGCTTGGAGATAAGTTATTTAATTTTAAAAGAGGAGTAGCTGGTGCTGGTTTCTTTGATGAACTTAAAAAAGAGTTTAAAAGTTTAAATCAATTTATAGAAGAAAATGCAGACGCATTTGAAACAATAGGTAGAGCAATAAGTAAAGTTTTAGTATTTGCTGTAAAAGCATTAGCTGGTGCAATAAGAGCAGTTGGTAACGCAACTAATTTTATTAAAAGACAGATAGAAGATATACAGAGATTATTAGGTTTTGATGTTCCTTTTGTTGTTGAAATAGAAAAAGGTAAAAAAGTTATTAAAGAAGTAAATTTTGATTTAGTTAAACAAAAAACACTATTTGAAAAAATTAAAGAAGAACTTAAAAATCTTAATGAAAGTTTTAAAATACAAAAAGAAATAGTTGGAATGATAAAGTCTGGTGTAGGTAGTGTTTCAAAATCTATTGCAGAATCAATAGTATTAGGTAAAGAATTAAATGAAACATTTAAGAAGTTAGCACAACAAATATTAATAAACATTATCTCTAAAACTATTGAAAGACTTGCTTTACTTGGAATAGAAAAATTATTATTAGGAGAGATTGTAGATAAAGAAGCAGAAAAAGATAATTTAATTAGACGACAGAATACAAATTTAAAAAGACAAATAGCACTTAATGCTATGACAGGGGGTGGTGGAAGTTTTTTAAGTGGTTTATTTGGTAGAGCATCTGGTGGTTCAGTTCAAAAAGGACAACCTTATATGGTAGGAGAACAAGGTGCTGAATTATTTGTACCTAACCAATCAGGTCAAATACAACAATCAGCTAGAGGTGGTTCAGGTGGTGGAAGTACAACAGTTAATTTTAACATTAATACAGTAGATGCTAGAGGATTTGATGAACTACTAACTCAAAGCAGAGGAACAATAACTCAATTAATTAATCAAGCTGTAAATGAAAGAGGGAGTTCAAACATAATTTAATGTCAGGTGCTTTCCCTATATCAACTGCTAAATTTGGAACTTTAGGAATAAAGTCAATTCAAAATACTATCGTATCTAAATCAGTATCAGGTAAAAGATTAGTTAGACAAATAGATAACCAAAGATTTGCTTTTACAGTTCAAATTATTACAGGAACTAGATCAAGTACCTATGGAGAGTTGATGGCTTTTATAATGAAACAAAGAGGTCAAAAAGAAACCTTTACAATTATCCCACCAGAACTTGAAGATGCTAGAGGTAACGAGTCAGGTACAGTTTTAGTTAATGGTGTTCACGCAGTTGGAGATACAACGATTGCTATGGACGGACACCATAACGATAATCCACATGCATTCAAAGCTGGAGATTTTATAAAGTTTGCAAGTCATTCTAAAGTTTATATGGTTGTAGCAGATGTTCAGGCATCTAGTAATGCTTCAACAGTTACAATAGAGCCACCTTTACTTGTAGCACTAGCAAACGATTCAGTAGTTACTTATGACAATGTTCCATTTACAGTATCTTTAACAACTGACATTCAAGAATTTGGAGTATCAGGTGCAGATAATGAAGGCAAATTATATTACGAGTATCAATTTGATGTTGAAGAAGCCTTATAGATGAAATATAAAGTCAAGTATTGGATTAGTGTTGATTTCTTGGCAGAAGAAATAATTGAAGCTGATGATTTTAATGCTCAATCTTTGAATCAAGGAAAGTATAGCGACCCATCTAAAAATGCTACTTATACTGTCAATGATTCAATAAAAGTAACTAGAAGAACATTTGAGGAATATGACGAGAAGCCTGACAACAGCATTAAAGAACGAATTAGCAACAAATGATATTAGACCATTCCATCTTATTACACTTGGGTTTGGTACTCCTGTTAATATTACAGATTGCTCATTTCCATTAACATCATCAATATCAGGTAGTTCAGTTACTTATTCAGCAAGTGATTTTATATTAGGTTTTTCTAATTTTACAGAACAAGCAGATGTAACTAAATCAAGTTTAACAATATCTTTATCAGGTGCAGATCAAACATTTATATCAGTAGTTCTAAATGAAAATATAGTGAATGATGCTGTAACTATTTTTAGAGGTTTATTAGCTGATGATAATTCTATTATTGCAGACCCATTTCTTTTATATTCAGGAAACATAGAAACTTTTAGTGTTAGTGAATCTGAAACAGATAGTGTGGTTAATTTAGGTGTTGTAAGTCATTGGGCAGACTTTGATAAAAAGAATGGACGTAAAACAAACAACACTTCTCAACAAAGATTTTTTAGTACAGATGTTGGAATGAACTTTAGTTCTGAAACAGTACAAGATATTAAATGGGGTAGAGAGTAATGGGTTTCGGTAGTTTTTTTAGAGCAGTAGTTAGTATTGCAACAAAGGCATTAAAGATAAACCCTATTGTTGGTTTAGTTATTAGTGTTGCGATAGCTTGGGTTATGCGTCCTAAAGTTCCTGAACAACCAGACTTTGGAACTAATGACTTTGATAATTACGAAAAAGGAATCTTATTAAATAAACAATCTAATGACGCAAATATTCCTGTAATTTATGGAGAAAGAATGATCGGTGGAACTAGAGTTTTTGTAGAAACTTCTGGTACTGATAACACTTATTTATACATGGCAATTATTTTATCAGAGGGAGAGATAAACGATATTACAGAAATTAGAGTTGACGACAAAGTAATAACATGGTCAGGAGATTTAGCAGATAATACACAAAGAACAGTAGCAAGTAATGATGCTAATTTTTATAAAGATTCGGAAAGTTTAATTACAGTAGAGCCTCATTATGGAACTGATGGACAATCAGCTTCTGATTTATTATCAACATTAGATAATTGGGGTAGTTCTCACAAACTATCTGGACTTTGTTATTTAGCTTTAAGATTCAAATGGAACGCAGACGCATTTACAGGAATTCCTAAAGTTCAATCAGTAGTACAAGGTAAAAAAGTTGTAGCTTACAATTCAAGTTCTGTTGCTCAAACTGCTGCATTTTCAAACAACCCAGCATGGTGTTTATTAGATTATTTAACTAACGAAAGATATGGAAAAGGAATAGCGATAGCAAATATTGATATACCAAGTTTTTATACAGCATCTGGAATTTGTGATACAGATGTTACAGCATATGGTTCAACTACAATAGACGTAATGGATTGTAATGCTATTATAGATACTTCAAGTCCTGTAATAGATAATGTTAGAGAATTTTTAAAAGGTTGTAGAGGTTATCTTCCTTATGTTAGTGGTAAATATAAATTAATAATAGAAACAACAGGCTCATCTTCAATTACAATTACAGAAGATGATATTATTGGTGGCTATACTTTAAATAGTCCAACTAAAAATTCAAAATACAATAGAGTTATATGTTCTTTTGTAGACCCAGATAGAAACTATCAAGTTAATGAAGTACAATTTCCTGAAATAGATGATAGTGGATATGCAACAGCAGATAAACACGCAACTATGAAAGCTGTTGATGGTGGTTTTTTATTAGAGGGAAGATTTGATATGAAAACAATAACAAGTCCATATCAAGCATTAGAACTAGCAGAAGTTATTTTAAGAAGATCAAGAGAAGCATTAGGCTTAACAATTAATGTTAGCTTTAGTGCTTATGATATTGCCATAGGAGATATTTTAGGAGTAACGCATTCTTCATTAGGTTTTTCAAATAAACAATTCAGAGTATTAGCAATTAATTTTAATGCTGATTTCACATTAGGTTTAGACTTAATGGAACACCAAGATTCTCATTATACTTGGGCTACTAAAACACAAGTAGCATCAACTCCATCAACTAATTTACCAAACCCTTATACTATTCAAACTCCATCAAGTGTTACTTTAGATGATGAATTAATTGAATATAATGATGGAACTGTAATTGTAGCTTTAAATGTAGCAATAGGTGCTTCTCCTGATAGCTTTGTTGATTATTACCAAGTGGAATATAAGTTAAGCACAGATTCAGATTATATTATTTACGCACAAGGGTCAGGATTAAATCATAGAGTTTTAAATGTAATTGACCAAAAGATTTATAATGTAAGAGTTAAAGCTGTGAATAGTTTTGGAGTTAGTTCAGCTTATGTAACAGCAACTAGAACTATTATTGGTGCGATTGAGCCACCACAAGATGTTACAGATTTTTCTTGTAATATTTTAGGACAAGAAGCACATTTATCATGGACACAAGTGCCAGATTTAGATTTAGCTTATTATCAAATTAGATATTCAACATTAACAGATGGCACAGGAGATTGGGCAAACTCTGTATCTTTGGTAGAGAAAGTATCAAGACCAGCAACTTCTATAAATGTACCAGCAAGGGTTGGAACTTATTTAATTAAAGCAGTCGATAAACTTGGAAACTTTAGTTCTAATGCAACAGCTATTGTTTCTAATGTTACAGGGATTCAAAACTTTAACTCAATAACTTCTGTATCAGAACACCCTGACTTTGATGGAACATTAACAAACACAGCATTAGTAGATGGCACATTAAGATTAGATTCTTCTGAATTATTTGATTCAGCTAGTGGAAACTTTGATACAGAAACAACTAGATTTTTTGATTCTGGTGTAGCTAATGCAGACTTCTTTGCAAGTGGTAATTATTTATTTGCAGATATAGTTGATATAGGTGCTTCACATACTTGCAGACTTACAGCTACTTTAAAACAAACTTCAGACGACCCAGATGATTTATTTGATAATAGAACAGGATTATTTGATACACAAAATTCTAGTTTTGATGGAGATACACCAGCTAACTCTAATGCACATATTGAGATTGCAACAAGTAATGATAACTCTACCTACACAGCTTTTCAAAATTTTGTAATAGGAAACTATACTGCTAGATACTTTAAATTTAGAGTTGTTTTAACTTCAAGTGATTTAGCTTCAACTCCTGTTGTAGAAGAAGTATCAGTTACAATAGATATGGAAGATAGAATATTTAGTGGAAATGATATAACATCAGGTGCTGGAACTAAAACTGTAACATTTACAAACCCTTATAAAACTGTTAATTATGCACTAGGAATTACAGGACAAGGAATGGCAACAGGAGATTTCTTTTTAGTAGAATCGAAAACTATTAATGGATTTAACGTAACTTTTAAAAATGCAAGTGGAACAGCAATATCTAAAACATTTGATTTTATTGCAAAAGGGTTCTAAAAGGAGTATAAAACAAATATGGCACAACACGATTATAACATAGCAAACGCATCTTTTCCCACAGTTAGAACAGACATTAATAATGTTCTTTCTGCTGTTAATTCATCTAATTCAGGTTCATCAAGACCTAGTAGTGCTGTCGCTGGAACAATCTGGTTAGATACATCTGGTGCTGCAACTGCACAACTTTTAAAAATGTACGATGGTGCTGATGATATAACTTTAGCAACTATTAATTTTACAGCTAACACAGTTGATTTTACTGACTCTAGTGTAACTCTAGCAGATGACTCTGTTACTTTAGCAAAAATGGCTAGTGGTACAGATGGTAATTTAATTTCTTATGATACTTCAGGAAACCCTGTTGCTGTCGCTACAGGAAGTTCAGGACAAGTTTTAGTAAGTGCTGGTGCTGGAGCAGTACCATCTTTTCAAACTTTTAGTACAAATGCAACACACACAGGCGAAGTAACAGGAGCAACTGCTTTAACTATTGCTGACAATATTGTTGATGAAGCAAATTTAAAAGTTTCTAATGCACCACAAAACGGATATATGCTTACTGCACAATCTGGTAATACGGGTGGTCTTACTTGGGCAGCAGCACCAGCAGCAGACTTTAGTTCTATTGGAGAACACGCATTACCAAGTGCTGATGATACTTATGATTTAGGAAGTCCATCAAAACAATGGAGAAACATTTATACAGGAGATTTACATCTATCAAATGAAAGTAAAACCGAAGGTAATATTGTTGATGGCACAACAGGAAATTGGACTATTCAAGAGGGTTCAGAAGAACTTTATATCCTTAATAATAAATCAGGAAAAAAATATAAGTTTAAATTAGAGGAAGTTTAAACATGGCAATCATCTCTAATGCAGTAACCATTGCAGACGCTGGTGCATTTTCAGTTAGTCTAGGCTCAATGGTTCATATTAAAACTTTAACTGCTAGTTCTAGTTCTACATTGTCATTCGTACATGGAACTGCTGGAGTAGTCTTGGATAGCACATATCCTATTTATAAGTTTGAGTTTATTAATATCCACCCAAGTCATACAGGTCAAAAACTTGCATTTAATGTTTCAATAAATGGTGGTTCTAATTATAATGTAGCAAAGACATCTTCATTTATAGTTGCTTATCATATGGAAAATGATGCAGCGGTAACTTTAGGTTATGATACTGGATTTGATTTAGCACAAGGAACAGGATTTCAAAATTTAACTTCAAAAATTGGTCATGCAGCAGATGAAAATGGTTCTGGTACATTACAAATTTTTAACCCAAGTTCTACAACTTTTGTAAAACATTTTATATGCTCATCAGCCCATCTAAGTCATGCTGGTTTTGCTGCTAATTATCATAATCTAGTTGCTGGATATGCAAATACTACAAGTGCTGTAAATGCAGTAAGATTTCAAATGACATCTAACAATATAGAATCTGGTAAAATTAAACTTTACGGAATAAAGGATAGTTAATATGACAGTTGTATCTAATGGAACAAATTTAATAAACAATGGTACTTTAGATAGTGCAGTACCAACTGGTGATATGACTTTAATTAAAACTTTAACTGCTTCTAGTAGTGCTACCTTATCATTCGTACATGGTGCATCTTCTGTTGTTTTTGATGGTACTTATGATTCTTATGTGTTTAAATTTATTAATATGCACCCAGCTTCTGATACTTCTTTTGTTTTTCAAACTTCTACAAATGGTGGAAGTTCCTATGGTGTTACAGCAACAACAACAATATTTAGAGCATATCATATTGAAAATGGTGCAGAAGCATTATTTGGTTATCAAACAAGTTATGATTTAGCACAATCAACATCAGATGTTACTTTAGCATACACAAATAGTAGTGATGCAGATAATGGTTGTTGTGGAGTATTAAATTTTTTTTCACCAAATAGTTCTACTTTTGTAAAACATTTTACATCAGATATAAGTACAATGAGAAATGCTAGTCCAGATGCTAGTATTAGAAATTTGGGTGCTGGATATTTTAATACAACCAGTACAATAAATGCCATACAATTTAAAATGGCTTCTGGCAACTTTGATGGAGTAATAAAATTATATGGAATTGGAGGATAGATGGGTTTAATTAGTAATGGTTCAACAATATTTGATGCTGGTTCTATGTCTGCTGGTTTTGGTGGTTCTATGGTATTTATTAAAAAGTTAACAGCTAGTGGTTCTGGTACTTTATCTTTTGTTGATGGTGCAAGTGGTGTAGTGCTTGATAATACTTACAAAGAATATTTATTTACATTTAAGAATATACACCCAAGTTCATCAAATTCTTATTTTCAATTTAACATAAGTACAGATGGTGGTTCTAATTATAATGTTGCTAAAACTACAACTTGGTTTCAATCTTATCATGCAGAAAATGATAGCTTTTCTGGTATAGGATATAATGCTAGTTTTGATTTAGCACAAGGAACAGGCTATCAAAATATAAGTACAACAATGACAACAGATAATGATTTATCTTTAAGTGGTGAAATGAAATTATTTAATCCATCATCTACAACATTTGTAAAACATTTTATTATTAGAGCAAATCACATGACCGATAATCCAGCTTCAAATGATACACATTGCGCTGGTTATGGAAATACTACGAGTGCAATTGATGCTGTAAGGTTTCAAATGGACTCAGGCAACATAGACGCTGGAGATATTTGCCTTTATGGTATTGCTTAACAATTAACAATGGAGTATAAATAATTATGGCAAGACATCACAATATAAATGGGAACATAGTTCCTTTTACAGCAGCAGAAGAAACAGCAAGAGATGCTGAAGAATTAGCTTATGCTAATGGTGCGTTTGATAGAACAATGGCAGATTTAAGACAAAAAAGAAATAGTCTTTTAACTGCTACTGATTATTTAGCATTATCAGATAATACTTTAACTTCTGCAATGACAACTTACAGACAAACATTAAGAGATATTACAGATGGCTTAACTACACTAGATGAAGTTAATGCTGTTACTTTTCCAACTAAACCATAGAGGTTTAAATGCAATTATCCAAACACTTTAAGTTAGAAGAATTTGAAAAGTCCTCTACTGCAATTAGGCTTGGTATTAAAAACAAAGCTGGTAGTGGAGAAATTAAAAACCTTACTGATCTTTGTTATGAAATATTAGAAAGATTAAAAGTAAAGTTTGATAATAAGCCTGTAATTATTACCTCTGGCTATCGTTCTCCTGAACTTTGTGAGGCTATAGGAAGTAAAGTTACATCACAGCATACGACAGGAA